CGATGACTGCGATAACCAAAACCAATTGCACTCTTATCAACAAGTCGACCCATTAAACGAGTAAACTGTCCGGTACCATCTGGAATGACCTTAACGTTCTTAATACCAAGTTGTCGTGCCCATTCGTTCATAACAAACGCATCATTAACACTAATGCAATAGATTTCATCTACACCCAAATTCTTAAACTCATTATATCCTTCCTCGAATCCAGGAAGCTGCTTTGATGAGCAAGTAGGAGTAAATGCACCCGGGAGGCTAAAAAGCACTACCCGCTTGCTGGCAAACAAATCCTGTGTGGTTTTAGCAACAAACTCGCCACCAATCGGGCATCCGCCGTCATCAGTAGGTTCGTCGCCTACACGAAACATAAACGTAACATTTGGAACAGTCCAATTCATATTATTCTCCTTTTAATTTAGAGCATTATATAATTTTATTTGATGTAGAGCAATCTAAAGTTTTATCAATTTCTTTTTTAATAGTATTTAGATAAGATAAAATTACTTGTTGTCCTTCGGCAGTCATGTCTTTGAAAAGATCAACAATACTAGCTCTACGTTCGTTATCACTGTTAGCATCGCTTTTGCTCTCATTTAAGCGTTTGCAACGTATACGAAAGTTTTCAGGCCCATTTTTGTTAACATCTATACTCTTAGGCTGTACATGATCTAAATTAGGAAAATGCATAGGATCTCTAGTAATTCTATTTTTACCCTTACCCCAGTCATAATAATAAACATGAAAACCGTCGTCCCATTTGATAGAATCATGTTTATGTAATTGAAAGAATTCTTCAGTTTGTTCGTTAGTCCATTTGTATTCTTTTCTATAATATCCGTATAACGCTACTCTAAACAATATATGAGGATCATCTACATGATCTAATACGTAATTATATATGCCTTTACTAAAATAGGTATTTTCATCATATTCTAAATGTAAAGATCTTGCAAGTATTGCATGGTTAATTTCATCGTGAGATAGTAGATTTTCCATTATAATCCTCTATATCCTTTATACAGTTGTTTATAAACATTTTGTACTCCAATCGCTTGCCTTTTAGCATCTTCAAGTGCATTATGTTTCGATTCTTTAGGCATTTCAGGATCAACTCCTAGATCAAATAAAGTTCTAGTATCTCTGATCTGCCAAAAACTCCAAGGAGGGGTTTTCGTAAGCTGCTTATAGATATTTTCCATAATCATAAGATCGAACACAGAGCCGTGACTCCAAAAAGTCTTGCATCCCCAAGCAAACTTATGAAATTGATCAATAGCATCCGTAACCTTAATACGGCCTTCCGAAGAAAATGCTTCTTCCATAATTGTAGGGTCCTGTTTACCCCACCATTCGATAGTGTTGTTATCAATTGATCTTTTTAGTTTATCTTGATCATCGAGATCGATTTTAAAATACAATTCATCAATTATACCGTTTCCTAGAGGATTAAAATGTACAGCACCTAGTGTTAAAATAACTGCGTCGGGTGCAACTGACAATGTTTCCAAATCGACCATTAAATGTTTTGACATTAAGATACTACCTCTTTATTTTCTAATGCTTTTACGAAAATTTTAAATGCAGTAATGGCGTCTGTAGTACGTAATACTTTTTCACCATTAACATATGCCCGAGATTTTTGAAATTTGGCTTCGAGATCATTTTTCTTACAAAGATCTGTAAAGCTCTTTCTAAAAGATTCTGTATCGGACTTGCCTGCATGCCATATATCTACAAAATAGCCTTCGCTATTATAAGGAGAAATTCCGACATTCATACCGGAATTTCCTACATTATTTTTACTAACATAACGCCCGGTAACATTAGTAAATAATCCAGGATTATCACTGAAGATCTGCTGGAGATGTTCTGCTTTATTTTGATCATTTTCCGAAGCAGATGCTGTTTTGCGAATTACTTTCTTATCATTAAGATTGCTCGGGCGAATTAATGGAACAAATTCGCAATGCTTGTGCCCTTCATAATCAAAAATTATAGCACTAATTAAAGTAATACGTAATGGAGTATTTTCGTTCAGCCATTTCACAAAGCCTTTGATGTGTTCATCTGCATCTTCACAAATTAAGACGCCATCGTCGCATTGCTTATCATACATGTAATATGTAATTTTGCTAGCATGAACACTATCGAGCCATCCAGATGCATCTTGGCTTTCGATAATCAATACAGTTTCATTAGATTCGTCACGAACCACTAAATCTACTCGTTTAGAGTGAGTAGTATGTTCTTCGGGTGTTATTGAATAACCATCTTCGTAACTGAGATCTAAAGCAGTTAACAGTCGACGAGCTGTTTCTAAATCACTTGCAATGAATTTGGTAAAAAATACTTCTCCGCCAAATGCATCTTTAATATTAGTACGCTTCATTCTTTCTCTGTATCATACAACGAGTTATATTGTATGATACAAAGCGATAATTGTCAAATTATTCGTAACGAGCGACTGTATTTAATTCTCTCTGTTTTTTCTTCCAACGGGCTTTAGCTGCAGCGGCGGCTTTACGTCTAGCAATAGTTGGTTTTTCGTAATATTGTCTTTCTAAAACTTCGATTAAAATTCCGCTATCTTCTACTTTCTTTTTAAATTTTCTTAAAGCAGAATTAATATTACCGTCTTTTACATATACTTTCATAATTTATTTTCTTTTTTACTCTTATTAAAAATTAGAGTAGCAGGCTCTCCTGCTACTGCTTCTTTAGTTATCACAATTTTATTAAGACCACGCGAAACTAGATCCACTGCATCGAATTGGTATGGTAATAACATTTTTTCTAATATATTCTTCAATCCTCTTGCATTGGTTTCGAGTTTTTTTGCTTTTTCGGCAATATTTTCAAGTGCAGGATCGTTAAATTCTAAATTAATACCATCTAATTCAAATAAATGTTTATATTGTGTTATTAAACTATTACGCGGTTCTTTTAAAATTCTTACCAAATCTTTAACATCTAATTCTTCGACATTGGTTATTAATCCAAACCGACCGACGAATTCCGGAATCATACCGAACGTAATTAAATCTTTTGTTGTAACATCGCGATAATTTGCAGAATTATTAGTATTACTAGGTAATACTGACCCAAAGCCGACACTACTCGTTTTATTTCTACGATTAATGATCTTATCTAACCCAACAAAAGCGCCACCACAAATAAACAAGATACTACTAGTATCTACTTCAATCATTTCACCTCTAGGATGTTTACGCTTATCAGTCGCAGGTACACGTACAATAGATCCTTCGATCATTTTAAGTAATGATTGCTGAACACCTTCGCCGCCTACATCTCTAGTGAGACTAACATTTTCACCTTTACGACTTAGTTTGTCGATTTCGTCAACGTAAATAATACCGTGTTGAGCACGTTCGATATCGCCATCCGATGCAGAGATCAAACGATTTAGAATACTTTCAACGTCATCACCTACATAACCCGCTTCGGTTAATCCAGTAGCATCACATATAGCAAATGGCACATCGAGATATTCTGCTAACTTTTTTGCCAACATAGTCTTACCACACCCGGTGGGTCCTAGTAATAAGACATTGGTTTTTTCGATTTTTATATCTTTGTTATGGTTATAGATTCTTTTAAAGTGTTGACATACAGCAACGCTTAGGGCAATCTTTGCTTCATCTTGTCCGATTACGTATTGATCGAGATATTCTTTTATTTTTACAGGATTGTATATTTCTTTAGAATTTTCTAAAGGAAATTTTTTAATTTTTTCTTCATCAAGCATCTCTCGACATAGTTCTACACAACTATTGCAAATAGCGGCAGAATCACCGACGATTAACTTTTTAACATCTTCTTTGGATTTATTACAAAAATCGCAGTAATGTGTTTTATTCTTTTCCACTGAGTATTCTTTCAAAAAAATCATTCATGTTATTAACCCGCCCTAGATTAATATGGCTATATAGTTCTGCTATATTAGCATCATTAGTTATATAATATGTATTCGGTTTTGATAAAATATATCCTACCAAATAGCTTGTAACAGCAGACATATTATTTAAGTTAATAAGCCTGTAATCACTGCAAGAAAGGCTATGCAATAACCAAGGAATATTAGTTTCTCCGCTGTAAAAGTAAATATTAAAAGATTCATTTGTATCATCTTTTAATAATTGTGTGATTTGTTCCTGATCAGTTTCATCTAAATCAATAAACATTAAGCTTCTTTGATCATTTTGAAAAATATCAGGCGGTGTGATTAATGTAATTTTAGCCGGCATCTTTTAGACCTTTTTTAACTTGAGCCTTAATTTCTTCAGGAACTTGATAAAAGGGTAATATTCCACTTTTAACTCGTTTGATCATATCTCTTATATTTTTTTCCGAAGTTTCTAAATAATCTTTTTCGCTGATTACATTACTAACATTTTTCCAAAGTCCACTTTCTGATTGTTCTTCATTTTGAATGTAGGAGGTAGATTCGGACTTTTGTTCTACTTCTTTTTCGGCTGCATTAATCATAGAATTCCATAATTCTACAGGATCTTCTTTTTCTTTATTAGAGTTAAACTCTTCCAGTTTACGAAATTGTTGAAAACTATATTGACTAGCTAACAATAATATTACAGCCAGTGGATCGAATACTAAGATAAGAATTAGAATAACCCAAGTTACTGCTCGTTCTAATATACTAGGATCTGTATTACCATATACAAATGCAGCAATATACCTAATAGGTCCGACTTCAGCTTCTACTTTACGAGATTCTGCAGCAATAGGTGCACGTTCATCATTAAGAGTAGCTATTCTTTTTTGTGATTCGGAAATCTCTGATAATAATCTGTTTCGTTCATCAGCTTGAGAATGACGCAACCGTACTGCACGACCGGCACCTTGTTCGTCGGTAGAACGTTCCATTAATTGGTCAACAGCATTATCCATTTGTTTTAATGCTTTACGATCTGTATCGATATTTTCTTTTTCAGTCTTGATCTTTTCATCATAAACTGAAATACGGGCAGCTACATCGCCGCTAACCAAGCTCTGGTCGCTGTGTGCCTTGCTAAGGAATCCGAAAATTCCCATACTAGTGATTAGCATAAGTACAACGATAGCTGCTATTAAGTAGCCTTTAACGGCAGTTGGGGCAATAACCCAGTTTTGTTTGAGCCATACTGTAGCAACTAATTTGCTAATTTCTAATGTAATACCCATTACAATGATAGGTACTACTGCCGCCGAGAAAATTGCAGTCAATCCCGAAACAGAATAGTAAACTGCAACTGCTGAAATTGCTAGCCCAGAAAGTAAAGTCAAATAAGCTACGATCTTATTGGATAAAGTATTCATGGAAATATTTATTTCCTGAATTGTAGCATTATCCTTTTTCTTTCTCCTGCGTTTACGGCTGAATAATTTCACACTATCCTCGACGCATACGACTAATAGATATCATCTCTTCTTCATTAATTACAGGTACAGCATTGCTTTTGTGCATCGTAGCAATGCCTTTGATAAGAGTACCAGTATACTTACGCTCAGGAGGTTTCGCACAAGTTGCCCAAGTAGGATTTACGCTAGCAATATTACTAGTAGTATACCGAGGATGATCGAACTTAGGTTGATAAGTTGAAGACATAAATCCTTTATTATTCTTCTTTGCAGGTTTGATGTTGTATTCCTGCAACATAGCTTCTCGAGCAGCTTGTGCAGATTCAGCACGACGTTTATGTTCAGCAGACGCCCACTTTTTTTTACCTTTCTTCTTACCGGTTGTAGTAAGAGCAGGATGCGCTAGATGCATTGACATATATTATCCTTTTGATGTTAATCAGTTACTACTTTTTTAAAGTTTTCTTCTACCATTTTTTCATAAGGATTCTGAGGTTTGTTATCATTGTTATCCAATTCTGAAATACTCTCAATAAACGCCATATCCTCTTCGCTAGGCAAGCACCAACGGTTTTCTTTATCGTTCCAATGACGAGTATCGTGGAAGTCGAAGTTAAAATAGAATCCAAGAACACCAAAGAAAATATGTAATCCTGCATGATCCGTTTTGAAAGTTAGATTAAAAGTAAAATCCACTATAACATTATTAATAATGCCGCAATGAAAGTCAATTACTTTATTTTTAGAAACCGTCCAAGCTTTTTCGTAGCAGTTATTATGATAAATTTTATTAAAATGAATTAGAGGATTTCGCAAGCCAAAAGAAAAGTCAATCATTCTGTACCCCATTTAGTTACAACTTCAATGCCACACTTTTTCAAAAACGCATCTGGTAAAATACCGCCTGCATTAACAATAATAGCATTGTTCTCTATAATGCGCAAGTCGTCTTTACCAATTTGGAGAATAACATAATCTTCACCAATCTGCTGTACATTAGAATTAAGTATAATTTCTAAATTTCCTTGTTTAACAGCAGCTTCAACACGGCGCCTATTAGCGGGTTTAGCTCTTTGAAAAGCTGTACCACGATATGATAAAGTAACATGGTTATTAGGATCTGCTTCAGCAACACTAGCAGCAGCTTCTAGCGCACTATCACCGCCTCCGATTACCAACACATGCGCACCTTTATATTGTTCAGGATCGATAAGTCTGTAAACTACTTTTGGTAATTCTTCACCAGGGACTCCTAGTGTTCTAGGACTGCCTCGTCTTCCGATAGATAATAATACATTAGTGGCACGGTATGTACCTAGTGCAGTAGTAACAATAAATCCTGTATTATCTTTAACTACGCTCTCTACACGTTCATTAAATTTAAAATTTAAGTTATGTCGTTGACGTTGTTCATCCCAAAAGTTTAATAGTTCTTCTTTGGTGGTATTTCTAAAATGTATTTTACCAATAACAGGCAATGTAACCGGTTGTGTCATAACTAATTTTCTGCGGGGATATTTAAAAACTGTTCCACCTAACGAATCTTGTTCAAGTATCAGATAGTTAAGCTTTTCACTAATTGCAGTAAAAGCTGCGCCAATTCCAGCAGGCCCACCGCCAACAATGATAAGATCAAACTGGTTTTGATCACGTTCATTATTCTTACTAATATTTTCAACAGCTTCTCTTCCTTGTGTTAGTGCATTCTTAATTAATCCCATGCCACCTAATTCTCCGGCAACATAGAGCCCGGGAATATTAGTTTCAAAGTCGGGCTTCACTACCGGTAAATCAACCCCGCGTCGAGCAGTACCGAATACTACGGTGATCGCATCCATTGGGCAAGCAGCTTTACAGGCACTATGCCCGATACATTCGGTAGGGTTTACCAATACCGCTTTATGAGCAATCATACCTAATACATGGTGATGGCTTTCTGGACAAGCTATAACACAACTGCCGCAACCGATGCAAAGATCTTGATCAATAATAGGATGTAGAGAAACAGGCTCAGTTAAGCCTGCTTCTACAGATTCTTCTAATATTTTAATAGATTTTTTATGTTTTTTGCGTTTTTTATAAAGATAAATCGCAATAACAATTAAAATAAATGCCAAATAAATTAAAAATTCCATTATGCTGCAATAGTATCCTTAGCAGGCAATACCTGAATAATATCCCATTGCTTTTTGCTAATGCCAGTAAATCGAAGAATTTCTCCATTAGCAGCAATCTTAAAAGATCCAGCAACAACCCAAATCTCATTCCCTGATGTATCTGTTCCTGCTAGTTTACGTACAACACCATTAATAATACCTTCTTCGGTAGTTTTACCTTTATTCCACTGATAGAATGCACTGTTACCTTGCCAACGTTCTGCAAAGCCACTAGAATCTAGACAAAACTGTTCCAGAGAATACAACGTGTTAATTGCCGACATATTATTCTCCTGTTAAAACATCATTATAGTATTAAAAGGTTTTATCGTCAACTAAACTTTTACCGAATTATAGTCCATTTAGGAGTAAAATATTTTCCTGCATGCTTATGTTTGAAGATCTTGTTGTATTCAATCAGAGTTAACTCACGTTGGCGATCTTTATCATGCTCTAAACAAGCCTGATACATTTTCTTTACTAGTTTAGACTGCTTCATTTTGGTACTCCCTATAAGAATATTTATAAAAGAGATACTGGTTACGGTTCCAGTGACACCCAATACTTGTGTCCGATTATTTTTCTTTAGTCCAAGTGACGATTTTCCAGCGTCCGTCATGATGTTCAACTAATGCAGTCATTGATTCTACCCAGTCACCGTCATTCATGTATATAACACCATCAATTTCTTTAATTTCTGCATGATGTATATGACCGCAAATTACACCATCAAACCCACGCTTTTTACAATAAGAAGCAAGATTATGTTCAAATTGAAACATAAAATCCACTGCTTTTTTAACACGTTGTTTAAGATATTTGCTTAAGCTCCAATAACCAAACCCCATTCGATGTCTTATCCAGTTAAATCGGGTGTTTAAAGATAAAACAATGTCATAAGCACGATCACCTAAAAAACTAATCCATGGTGCCAATCGTGTGATTCCATCAAATAAATCACCATGAGTTAGCAAGTAACGTTTTCCGTCAACACCTAAATGTTCGGTTTGGTTTACAATTTCCACATTCCCAAAAGAAATATTATATTGTAGTAAAGGCCTTAAAAACTCATCATGGTTACCAGCTACATACACTACTCTAGTATCGCGTTTAGCATGACCTAAGATTCTACGAATGACGTTAGTATGACTTTGCTTCCATTTCCAGCGATTTTGTTGAATTTTCCATGCGTCTATCACGTCTCCTACTAGGTATAGCGTTTCGCAACTGTTATGTTTGAGGAAATTATTAAGCTGTTCAGCTTTGCAATCTTTAGTGCCTAAATGCACATCACTAATGCATATTGTTCGGTATGTTTTTTTCATACCTATATTTAACTATAAAATCATTACAATACTATTACAAACGCCCTATACATTTTGCTTTGTGACGACTAGGGTAATGATTAATAGCTACTGATTTGCCGCAATTTTCACAAATAACTCTTTCGAGTTTAATTCCTAACCTTGCTTGACTTATTTTATTTCCGATGGTAGGATCTTTTTTGGACGGATGATTATTTCCTCTTCTTGCATCGATTACATCAGGACGATACATGGGATTATTTTTTCCAGTCATGCGCTGCGAGATTTTTTCTCTGACCTCACTCTTTTTAGCAGGATTATCTTCGCTTCGCATCCTTTCTATGTGTTCTGGTCGCTTACCGGGATTATTTTCACTAAAACGTTGTCTGTTTTTTTCTTGTCTCTGGGGATGTAAATCCCCAGATGCAAATCCAACTGGATTTTGATTAAAGTTCATATTATTCGGATTATTAATATGTTTGGACAAATATTCCTTCTCTAATTTAAGCAAAGAATCCATATCTGACGCATATTCTAAAATGGTTGTTGTAAGAGATGATTTATCCTTTATTGAGAGTACCCATAATCCTGATCCCTTATAGCCGTCATTTTCATTTTCTGTTGAATGTCGTCCGATATAATATTTTCCGTTTTTGTGAATAGTTTTATAAATGAAATGTTTCATATATTTATTTATCTTCCAAGCATCGTCGTATGCTTAAAAAAAATACCCGCCGAAGCGGGTATCTGCTATTTTTAGTAACAAGGTATAACTACCATTAATTCTTATTTTCTTTAGTAGGGTCAGTAGTTGGCATACTTGCTGGTGCTGATCCTGTTGAAGAACTTGAATTCTTATTACGTGTAACAAAATAAATTGCTGCGCCGATTACAACTAAAAGTACGATTAATGTAAACATCTTAGTCTCCTTTAAAGAACTATTGTAACATTATTTAATAAGAATGCAAGAGATTTATATTAAGTTTGGCTAGGTCTCCATAACCCAACCAAAGTGCTTCCGGGTTTATTACTCGCTTGAGTCCACCCTCCGGGCCATGCAATAGATACTGTGCTATCAGATGGGTTGTTATTATTTGTTGCCCTACTATTTTGATTTCCGCCTACAAATGTATACCTACCATTTTGTACAGTATATATAAAATTCACATGATTATGCCCACTATAATTCCAAAGTGCAATATCACCCGGTTGTCCTTGATCTAGTGGAATAGACATTGCATTCCACCTCGATGGAGCATTTTCGATTGCAATAGCGCCAGCTTCCGGGCACCATTTGTATCCACATTGTTTGAGAGTGAAATTAACAAACCCCATGCACCAAGGAGTAGTATCGTGCAATATAACGGCACCTAATCCTAGGCTTTGCCATATTCCTATAATATTCGGATTATCAACGCCGGTAGTCTGATAAGTTCTACTCCATTGTCCATTTCCTGCTTCGACTAGTCTTTCAGCTAAGAAAGGAATAATTCCGCTGGTAAACGTAGCTGTTGTGATTACCCCAGTTGCAGTTGAAATCTGTGGCGGAGTACCTTGGTAGTTAGGTTGAATTGCTCCTTGCGATACTGCATCTGCAGGCATTGCGAATACACTAGGATTTTCAGTATACGCAGTATCATTACTAGTAATTTGTTCAACAATTAATGGGTCGATAGCTACCCCACCGACGGTGATATCACCAACAAATGCGGCACTTTGCTGTGGCTTATTCCATAATGCTACAGAAACATTATTAACAAATACATTTTTACTATAAAAAACGTCACTAATTAATCCCGTACCTGATACATATGGCATAAGTTAATCCTTTAACTTATTTACCTAGTGTTATACCAGTGGTTCTTTGTATATAGAGATCCGCAGCATCTTTATCTGTTGCTACCGGAGCAGTCAATAATGCATGTCTGTAAATGGGTATGTTATCCGAACTAGTAGTAAACATAAAGGGGACAAAGTTTACACCTGTTTGAGTAGGGACTAATACTCTCGGACGATCAAGCACAATAGATTCTGTACCAACTTCTGACAACTTTCCTACAATTTCTTCGCCAGCTGTAGTTCTAACAGATACGATTTCACCTACACTGACACCTTTGGTAATTAACATTTTTATTTCCTTTTATAGTTCGCCGCTTTGTGCTAATTTGAGCAATAGACTATAATGCTCATATGCTTTATTCACTGCGGCGTATTTATTTCTTAAATCTTTCTCTAATTCTTTTTGTTTGGCCATCATTTCGAACATATTAAAACGTCCTGTTTCTTTTAAATTATTAAAAACTTGTTGTTCGAATTCTGCCAAGCGTTCTAACTCACTGAGGGTAATCTCTAGTGTATAAAGAGGTTCTGTTTCTAGTGTTATATCTTCGTAAACTAAATTATAATCTGCAGGATTTTGAAAATATTTTACATTTTGTTTAGTATATCGGTGTGCTCTTTTATTTTTATCAATAATTACTATACCGTGTCGGCCGCACCAATCTTTAAAATCATCTGCGTTCATTTAACTTTTCCACATCACTGCGTCTACGAGCATTTTCTCTTTCAAGAAATAGAATCTTTTTATATAGATTATCTAGCAAACGATTTTGTCGTTTAACTAAATTTTCTAATTCTGCAATTTTTGTTTCATTCGTTTTCATTTTTTGGAACTTCACATAATGCTTCAATCATTTTATAATGATTATAAGCTTTCTTTAATGCTTCGAATTGTTCTAATTTATTAGGATCTGGAACCAATATAGCTAGACGTTGTTCAATCTTGTTAAAAATTTCTTTGAGACTACGACCTTGCATTTTAATATCGCCATCGATTTCAGCATCGCCGGTTACCTTAAAATTTCCGTTACTAGGTGAAGTCGAAGAGAACGTATATGGAATTGATGTCCATGTAGTTCCGCCATTAGTTGATGTCCATGTTCCTCCATTATTTATTGTTACATTTGGTGAAGAACCGACAGGACCTCCGGCATTTATATTATAATTAAATTGATATTGTAAAGGATCATAAACAGCCATATTAGTGAAATATGGCTGTCCGTTGATTATATCATCAATTTTCTTTTTTATTTCTGAATCCATATATTACACAGCTAGTTTTTTAGTAAGGTCGTCGAACCCGCCAACGAGTTCATTATCAAAGAAAATTTGTGGTACTGTTCGTGCATTTGGAACAGCTTCTAGCAATTGTTCCTTAGTCCATCCGTTGTTAATATTGCGTTCTTCGAATGTAATATTCTTAGCTTTAAGCAATGCTTTAGCTTTCTCACAGTACGTACATCCGTTCTTACTCCAAATTACTACGTTCATTTTTTCTCCTTATTCTGTTGCGTAAGTTTGTTTAAAAATATCTGCTTTGACTACTCCATAATCTCCAGGGCCGTGACGAACAATATAGTCATTGCCCTTAGTATAATGAAGCGTCTCACCCCAGCTAGTTTTTACATCCCCATCATGGTCTGCTAATTTAGCTACCTTCATGATTTTCTTTGGTGAACAATCGCCATTTCCTAAGTCATCTTTTAATTCTGCAAATTTTTCCGGTGGCATACTATACTTTTCGCCTTTAGGTCCGGTAAGAATGTAAAATCCCTTTTTAACTTGCTGTGGCCCTTCTAGGGTTTGAATAGTTGTATCTTGAGATGCAATTTCATATTTTTCTCGAGCTGGTTTCTTATAAGTTTGAAATCCGTCTTTAAACCATGCATCGTTAATAGTATCTTCAAGTAGATTAATAAGATTTCTCATGTTTATTATCCTTATAGGTCTGGCAATTCATCATGTGTAACCGCATCTGACATTACACCAATAACATAATTCGTTGATTCGGTTTCTTGTAGTGCTGACTGTTTTTTATTAATATTAATATGTTTATTAAACCATGGAATTGGACTAGTTCTAGGATGATCTTCCTGATACTTAATACCGATATCCTTAAGTTTAGTATACGCAGTATAATCAACAAAGTCTTTAAGAATATTAGCATTAAGACCGATTACCACTCCTTTTCGGAACAAATAATCTGCCCATGACTTTTCTTCTTGTATAACTTCCATATATAGTGCATATACTTCTGCATGACATTCCTGTTCAATTTGAACAAAGTCAGGATCGTCTTTGGTTACATTATTAATTAACCATGCAGTCCATTCGGTATGTAAAATCTCGTCTTGTAAAATAAGACTAATAATATTTCCATTTCCGATGAAGATCTTATTTTCGACCATTGCAAGGCTAGTAGCAAAGCTAACCATAAAGCGTAATGCCTCTAATGCATAACTTGCATGTAGAGCTAGCCAAATCGCTTTCTTATGATCATAAACTGGAATATCTTCGCCTAGTTCTCGGCGCATGTTAAGAACATGTAGTTCTTCGTAATAACGTCCGATTCCAGCAGCCATACCAGCAATTTCTGTAGTGTCATGAATTTTATTAAATTCATCCTTAGGTACTCCATAGATATTACGGATAATGTGACTGTAGCTCTTACTATGGATAGACGTTTCAAAAAAGCTCCATGTAAGTGTCAGTGCTTCTAATTCCGGAATAGACGTGACTGGTCCGAATACCTGGAAAGGGGCACGCCCTTGAATACTGTCAAGAGCTGTTTGACGGAGTAGATTACTTGTGAAAATATGTTTAACTGCATCACTGGCCTCCTTGTGATCCATTTTATCTTTGGTGAGACTGATTTCTTCTGGAACCCAAAAGAATCCGCGAGCTAAGGATTCGTAATTTTGTAATTTTGGATACTTAACTTCTTCGAATCTTTGTACGGTGACCGGGCCAGCTGGATCCAAAAACATCGTACGTTTTAGATAATTAGTTTTTTGAGAAAAATCGTATTGTGCTTTACTCATGTGATTTCCTATGATTTTCAATATTAGCTTTAGTTATTAGTCTACCGCATACTATACAGGCAAACCTAGGGCGTGTCAATGCTGCTTTCGATATATTTTTACAATGAGATTCTGATTTGGGTTTACTCATTTTAATTTTAGTTTCTTTGGATCTTTTCAAACCAGTTGTTTTTTCTATAATTAATTTCTTAACATGATCTGGAGTAGGAATTCCTTTATTCCAGCTTGGGGTTCCTCTAGGAATATGTTTTCCGGTATTCCAAGGGAGCCTTCCCTTCATTTTTAATTTAGTTTCATTCGAATGACTTTTCCCTGCCATACTAAAAATTTTTTGATTCTTTTCTTTACTTATATAATATTTGTTAAGGCATAAAGGGTCATCTATATTATTTTTTATATATTCTTGTTCAACCCAATATACTTTTTCGACATCTGTATTTTTGTAAACAATTTTGACCTCAAAATTATCTTCCTGTTCTCTCAGGTTTTTTATTTTAACAGAAGATGTAAAGTACGCTTTCCATAAATCATCTTCTGGAAACCTTTTTTCATTAATATTGGCGGAACGAAAGCCGTAGTAAAATTTGCCAGTCGGCAAATGTTTGATATAGTAAACATAAGCAGGGATATTATGTAAATACATTTGCTGTAACTCCTTACAGTTATAGAGCCGGTGGATATTTGCAGTATCGCGACCGGCACTGGTATTTACCATTAAACTAAAGTTTGCATGAATCACAATCCGATTCATCTTCTTGTATTATAATAGATTTTGAAGTTGAAAGTCGATCATTTTGGCTATTTAACACATTTTTGCTGCCAATTTTATCTATTAACGAATAATAGATAGTTTTGACCCCCCATTTGTATGCCAACATAAGGTTTTTAGCAACTAATGTAGCAGGAATTTTTCCATCTTTAAAATGTTTCGGCGAATAAAACGTATTAGTACTAATACTTTGATCAATGTATACAGCTAATACTGCTGCTGTTTTAAGATATTCTACACAGTCTTTTTGATCCCACATTAATTGATAACGATTTTTGTAACGTTTATATTCAGGAACGACCTGTACAAATGATCCGGCCTTGCTTTCTTTGACACTAATTAATTCCATCGGCATCTCGATGCCATTAGTGCTATTAAGCACAACGCTACTCGATTCAACCGGAGCAATAGCCATTAAAGTAGCATTACGTATTCCATATGTTTTCATATCATTACGTAATCCTTCCCAATCGAGATTAGCACTTGGTTCGAAATTAGTTAATTCATCAACATTCTTATTACGGCGTTCCCAAGGAAATATTCCTTGTCCATAATAGGTATAATGACTTCGTTCACAAGCACCACGATCACGAGCAAGTTCTACACTCATCTCTGTAAGATAAAATGCTTGATGTTCAGTCCATCGTTTAACTTCTGCTAGTGCTTCCGGGTCGCCGTATTTTAAATTCTTTCTGGCATGCCAAAATGCCAGATTAGTAATACCCACACCCAATGGTTCAAATTCTTTATTAGCCAATCGGCTTTGCACACTAAGAAAATCTTGATAGTTAAGCAAATTACTTAGACTACGAACTAATATTCGACAAGCCTTTCGCATATCGGCGGGATTACGGAATGCACCCCAGTTAATAGACCCCAATGTGCAAAGAGAGATGCGTCCTGATTCATCGTCGATACGTTGAAATGGGCGAGTAGGTAATAAGATTTCTTGACAAAGATTGCTTTGATAGATTGGGTCAGTTGTCGAATTAAATGGACCTTGATTAATCACATTATCGATATTAACAAGATAGATACGGCCAGTATCTGTACGTTCTTTAAGTATACCATTTTTAAAAACTTCTTCTGAAGACAAAACTTTCTTTTTCTTAGTCTTATCTTGTTCATATTTAAGATATAGTTTTTCAAATTCCTGACTGTTGCGGTAATATGCTTCGTATAAATCCGGAACTTCGTGTGGATCGAATAATGTAATATTTTCTCCATTCTTATAGCGGCGCCAAAAGAGCGCAGATACAACTACAGAATAATCCATCTGTCGAACACGAGTTTCTTCTGTACCTTGATTGTTCTTCAATACAATTAGATCTTCAAACTGTGCATGCCAAATGGGAAAAGTTACAGTGCAACTAGCATTACGAATGCCACCTTGACTACAACTGCGAAGATCTGCAAACCATTTCTTTAAAAATGGCACCAATCCTGTATGTTTAATCTCCCCATTGCGTATTGGAGCGCCAACTGGCCTGATACGACCTAATTCCAATCCAATACCAGCACGTTTACTAGCATATTTGGCCATCATCTCGCCGCTGGCAAAGATGCTATCTAATGTATCATCCGAACTAATAAGTACACAGCTACTAAACTGCTTAGTAGTGGTCCCAAGGCCCGCAAGAACAGGAGTAGCCAAAGTAAACTGTCCTTCTGACGCGCATTCATAATACTCCTTTACTAGTTTCAATCTGATATCTTTTGGCTCAGCATGAAACGCAGTAGCGGCAGCAACAGCATACCGAACTTGTGGTGTTTCATAGATTTGCCCAGTGGCACGATTTTGAACTAGATACTTTTCTGCCAACTGTTCAATCGCAGCAAATGTGTAATTTTCATCTTTGCTATGATCAATGAATAAGTCAATAATATTCCATTCATCCTCAGTATACCAATTTAATAAATCTTTAGTATACATACCTGCTTCAACATTGGTTTTAACAATGCTATAGAGCTTAGGAGGTTCATATTCTCCATATACTTCTTTACGCAACATACTAACACGCTGTCTGCCTGCTACATATTGATAATTGGTATTGTTGATTTCAGGATTCTCATTCTCGTCAATGAGATTAACCATAGCTTTTAATAATAGCTCATCTATAGTTTTTGTACTCATACCATCGTGTAGTTCTAATTGAGCTTTAATCTCAATCATAGATGGGCTTACTCCATCTATACCGCTACATCCGTGTGCTACCTGCCTCTGAATTTTGGAAATATCTAGAGGTACTTTCTCCCCATTTCTTTTTACAACAGTAATCATGTACTTTTAACCCTTAACTTATTTTACTGAATATTTACCTAGGATCGTCATACATTAATATTGTTTTCAACGTATAGTTCCTGATCAATATCTGCAGCTTTAACAGCATTATTTTTATCGTAATTTAATATATATTCGTCGTCTACGAATACAAGATTATACAGTTTTGTCTTGGAATAATCAACCATGGTTTTAATCTCAATTTTGGAATTCTTAAACTTTTCTGTAAACTTTAGGGTGTAACCCATCATTAGTGCTAGGGTAAAATCGTCATATCGATTTTCTACGATAATTTCCCATGGGGTAGGCCATGATTTTTTATTAAAAGGATCGACCCTATGATTGAATAGTATTCGAGGAGAGTCTTGCCAAAATACAGAAACATCATCAAACGGGTGATCACAGTGATTCAATGTTTTTCTAAATTCGGCCCAAATAGACAATCTCTCTTCTGGAGATTTGTTGAACATTATTGTAATTGTGTATACCTATAAGTAATCGTACCAGGATAATTTGGACTTGTATAATATAACTCTACCAAATTAGTTGAATTATTTAAGTTAACTGTAAATACCACTCCGCCATCATTTGGACCCGAATAGGAATAGCTATCTGTTATCGATGCTATGCCATACACGTCAATACCTACAGTTAGTTCTCCGGATCTATTAGTAGTCGATACGTTTAAATTATAATCTATGATTGTAGATTGAGTAGGACTACTGTATGGAAATCTAGACAATAATACCGGGTTTGATGAAACAATAATCGTTCCGGCATAAGCGCCCGGACTTGTCACATAAGTAGGCCCACTTACTGTGGTTGTGGTTGATGCATAATTAGTAGTAGTACTATTAACTGTATCATATCTAGAATTATAATCAGAAATTGATGTATTACCTTGAGATTGGAAGGTAATAACCGGAGTAACTTGATTTTGGTCATTGTTAGTGTTATTGCCTACGTTGTTAAAAATATTAAATGCACTAACATGATGTGTAGGTAAATTATTAGTATTTCTACCGACAAAAATACCTTCACGTTCTATATAATAAAATTTATTATTTTCAATTCTGCTTCTTAACGGACCTGTAAAATTATTTACAGCTACACTTTCTCCGTAGACAACACCACGATTTAGATTTCTAAATCTGGAATTTATAATGATAGAATCTTGCATATCATAGTTAGATTTAATTCCGTAATATAAATTATCAAAGCTGCAATTTTCTACGATTAAATCTTGGGTGATTAAAGAGCCTTGCCCTCTAATATCAATTCCGGTGTAATTATTGTCAGCAATTTGTCCGGAACCTGCTACATAGTTACCTAAGAATTGCACGCCACTAATTAAACAATCAACTCCACAATCTGCTCTTAATAATGGAAGTGTAGAAGTTCCACTAGGACCACTTAGGGTAGTATCGTACTGCAATGTCATATCTTTGATAATAATTTTATTAGGACGAGTAGCACTTAATATATTAGCTTGTCCATCAACAAATACTACATAATTATTATGGATACTGGTTTGATCAGCATATTGCATCAAAGGTATTGATGTAGTTACAAGATTAAGAATTGTTTTTCCTAGACCATCGCCTACAATAATAACATTAGGTGGAAGATAAATGGTGGTTTCGATATTATAGACACCAGCCGGCACATATAGTGTTACTAGACTTTCATTTCCTAATGACCCTTTAACTGTTGCGTTTAGATATAGGCTTTCGATAGCTGCTCTAAAATATTGAGCATTGGGTGTAGTTCCATCGCCTATTGCCCCGTAACTTAGTACACTTACTTCATCATCTAATTTGCTCTGCAATGATCTAGAGACTGTATTAGCAAGAGAAACATTAGGTATATGCCCGACTAAGTTATATAATGTTGAACTAGTAATAGATCCGTTATATAAATTGATAAGATCGTTTTCGGTTAAAAGTCTAGTATTACTATTACTAACCGCACCTTCGCTTACACTTTTGCCAATGTATAAATGCTCTGTGTCCTCGGCCCATCCGAATTCTCCCGGTGAAAGAACAGGGATTCCGGTAATATTTTCTTGTCCTCGACGTACTTGTATGCGGGCTATTTCGATTACGGCCATTTTAACTCTCCAGTATTAGATATTTATCGAACTTCGGAGAAGTTAAAACTGGTGTCAAAATAGGCATTACGGAAATTACTTAGTTAATTTGTAATATTCTTCAACTCTATCAAGCCACATATCTTGATATTTGTTAAAATCTTTTGGTAGTAGATCAAACTGTTGATATACCTCTCCACCAGGCTTCATTCCATCATCACCCCTACTAACCATAAAGATATGTCCTTCACGCATATCAGTTCCATATGTATTGTTATGGGCCATGATATACGCCATGAGTTGCAGATAATAATCTTCAACCCATTCTGCTTTCTTTGGACGATTGGTTTGTTTGTAATCGGCAATACAAGGATTACCTTTATAAACGCATACTAGATCAGTTGTGCCCGAGTATAGTCCCTTATAGTATAGACTTTGTTCCAT